CAACCTTGCCTTTCACGTCCAAGCCTGCACCGCTAAAACCGTCAACCAACCTACGTACAAACCTGTAAAACGCTTCCATAGGCTTACTCCTCACGCTTTCGCCTGCGCTTCGACCATTCAAGTCGCTCTCGCAGTTTCTCCAAAAGCTCTTCCTCGCTGATGCCTGGATGCTGGGCTTTGATGCCTTCGGCGCAGATGCGCACACACGCGTCCGTCATATCCATGGCTATAGCTAATTTTTCCTCGGGCTTCAAACGCCCCAAACGTTTCCAATTCTTATCCATTTAGCGCTGCGTCCACATACCAAAAATAAGTGCAGTCAGCCTTAAGAAACATTCCCTTCAAAATCAAAGCTTTAACCGCTTAATCAGCGCTTTCACGCGCTCTTCATCCTTCAAAAACTCTTCTATTATAGCGTTTGCCAAAACGTAAATCTTCAAGTCATTAAGAAAGGCTAACCTGCGAATCCGCATGTGCAAGTCCTCATAAAGCTCCACTACAACACGCCTGCTCTTATCCATGCTTAATTCCGCCTCGCTGTCTTGCACCTGTTCAAGTGATTCATTTTGCTCCGCAGGGCAAACAGGTAGTCCGCCAGTAACGCCTTTTTCTCAAGCACCTTCAAAGCCTGCTTACTCACCTTTTTCGCCATTCCCTTTCTTTGGCAGTCCTTTCTTGATCCTGCCAGCCACGTGCAAGTTTCCATTCTCGGTTAGCACCATCAAAACCTTGTTCTTCTGGTTTAGAAAGGCAAGACCATGACCCAAACCGAGTTTTTCAGCTTCTGTTATTCGAAAATTATTTGTGAACACTAAATCCGATGTATAATATCTGGGGCAGTTCTCCCATGCAATGCTTGACGCATAAACACACTGTTGATTGCTTGGATGAACATATCTTAAATTGCAACTTCCAGTAGTTAGCGAATTACAACTAACAAAATCGGCATTTGCACCTCCATAGAAAGTTATGAGTCCAGTATAAACGTTAGGACATCTGGCTTCAGCTAAAACACCACTTGTGATTATAGCAGCGTCTGCGAAAACATTCTGTAAAACCCGACCGGAAGTTATGACCTCATAACCACCAACATGGAGCAAACCTAACCTCGCCAAAACAATGTTTGCCTCTAGCCATCTGTGCGTTTCACTGCCTAAGACGCCGTGTTGATCATCAAATGGGGCGAACTGGTGATCCAGGGTAACAGTGCCAGCTTTATTCCTCGTACGGAAATACATTATCGCTGCAGCATCATTGAAGGGTCCAATGTGGTTAGGAGAGATCCAGCCTTTTATCGGGTCCCAACCGCCATCATCCAGAGAAGGCCATTGTTGCCCACTTTCATTGCCAACTTCATGGCTCACATGGTGCGATCCGACGCTGCCGCTTTGGGTTACGGTGGGGATTCCTTTCTTGCCGAGTTTAGTGCGACTTAACTTTTCAACGTTAACTGTGAATGTGCGTAGTCCATATAAGTAGTCGGCTAGTTGTGGTGGCTCTTTACCCAACTCAAGGGCTATTTCAAGCGTCTGTGTTTTGGCGTCAACATGGTATTCGACGCTTTCAATGCGGAAATCAGCATCAACATTTTCGTTTGGAAGCGTGACATGTATTTTGTCGCCTGCCAAAATAGGCGAGTTTCCATAATCAATGCATGTGCTTCTAATGGTCAAATACTCTGCAGGGTCTTTCAAGTAAGCAAGCAATGCCCTAGCTCTTAAGTCACATTCGTTATCGCTCCAAAGTTCCTCATCTGTCTCAGTTAACTCACGTAGTCCATATGCTGATTGGCTGGCTGCATCTTCCCGAACCGCTGCGTACCTGCGTCCTCCGAAGTATAAGCCATCGACCCAGAAGTTGCCAGTGCCAACACCTGCGAAATGGCACGCTATTCTAATCTGTTTAACCTGCGTCCAGTCAAAATCTGTCTGAATGTTTTCCCAGTCGCCTTCATTGCCAACGCCAACACGTAATTGGGTTGTACGCCATTCGTCTGGTCCGATTGTAAGGTTTTTCTTTGCTTCTTTACCGCTTGTGTCAAATAGCGAAATTGTCACGTTACCGCTTAACGCTTTCTCGAGAAAAGCCAAAAACTCGAAGATTGGATATAGGTTGCAGTTTACTTCTTTCCCTGAGTTAAGTGTGAAAAGGCACGAGCCATAGTAGAGGTTCTGCGCGTAGGTTTTGATGCTGCCAGTGCCCTTTGCTTTTTTAGTAGTATCGAAACTCACAGTGCCCGATGTAGCAGTCCAAACGCCATCTGCAGGAGTTAAACTTTCAGTCCACGAGTCCTTATCTGCTGGAACGCTCTTGTCGGCAATACCGTAAATCATAATCTTGTTTCTGATTCGATGAATGTCCTTGCGGTATTCACTGGACTCAATCTTCTCGCTTAAACTCACCGTGCTTGTCTTGCTGTTTTTCGGGAAAAAACTCGAATTTGCCATCAGGAGCTACACGGAAATCGTAGCCTATAACGCCTTGTTTATCGCTGCTTTCTGCGACGTATTTTAGGATGTCCCAAACAGGCGTGTTCTCGTATTCCAGTTTTGTGTACGTGGTATCCGTGTTTTCGACGAGTTCCACAGAGTTCCTAACATGGCTTATCCCAGCAAAATAGTCCATGAGGTCTTTTACGATGACTTCGCCCTTTTGGTTAGAATATGTCTTTGTGACTACTCTGCGGAAAAGCTTCTCGCCCCAGCACCTTCCAGCCACGCGCACATAATTCTCGTTAGGGCTTGATTCGTACTTGATGCTCTCGGTCCTCGTAGTAATAATCTGCGGAACATTCGTTCCACGACCAATACAGATATAGCCATCCTGACCAACAGCAAGCGGACAAGTCCCGCCGGGACTATATTTTTTATCCCAATTCTGCAGGAGCAGTTCCCAACTACTAACCTCTTTCGTGGCGCCAAGATGCACTCTGGCTTCAATGACATCGCCCTGAGAAATCCCGTAAGGTCCAAGAGTAATAGCCAGCTTCGGAATCTCAACGCTCGTGATTATTCAACTCCTCGGCGGTAGAGGTTCGCTTCACCAGCGCGCTGAATACCACGACTACGAGAAGGCACCTCAGCAGCAGCCTCATTGAAATCCTGAACACTAGATGTGGCCGCGTTCATGCTGTTCGCGAAGCTCCACATGGCAGCTGCAGCAGCTGCAATAACCGCGATGCCTACGCCAGTCAAAGCCAGAAATGTTGCGTGACTAATGTTCAAGGCATTCTGGGCAGTGGTCGCAATCCAGCAGGCAGCGGCATAGACTTTCTGAGCTACGGCTAAGCCCATGCTTGTCCGCATGAACATGCCCATAACCGTGACAACCATCATAGCGCTATTGAAGACCCTAGCTTGCTCATCATTCAACAAACCAAATTCATGCGCAATATGCCCGATTACCGTGCCAGTCGCACCTATACCAGCAATGGCAGCTCCCAAATTCTTAACGCGAGTAGCAAGGCTCTCAGCGTCAGATTGAATACGCGAGAATTCAGCACTGGCCCTATTCACTGCTCTTATTGTTACGGCAATTTCGCGGAAACTCACAAGCCAGCCTCCGTTTTGGCTAGGTCCAAAGCCTCTAAAAACACGCGTTCAAGCTCTGGCAGATGGACCTGAACTGCAGGGTGGAGGAAAGGCTTTGCCAGTGTGTAGCGAGTGCCGAATTCAACGTTAGCCGCGTAGACTGCTTCTGCGCCGATTTCCGCATGCCATTCTAGCGTTCGCGCGTAGATGGTGCTTCGCAAGTAGCCAGTTCGCACGGGCACCATGCGCGTGGCTTCTGTTTTGACGATTTCAGCCCATTCTGCCAACCGCTCGTGCAGGTGCCTCTGCATTTCAGCGTCAAAGCGCGCTATTGCTTGCTTGAACTCCTCGGCGCCCGCGAGGTCAAGGTTGATTTCAACGCTCATGCTTTTTTGCCTCTCTTTCTGCTTTTCGTCGTTCTTCCTCTGTTTGGCGGTCTATCTCGTTGAGGATGACTGTGAATTGGTGGATGGTTCTGGCTGGTTGTCGTGCGAGCTGTTTTGGGGTCCATCCGAATTCTTTGCATAAGCGGAAGTCTGTGATGACTGGATGTGGCTTCTGGCGTCTGATGGCGCGGATAAAAAAGCTGTTTCCTCCCTTGTCATGGCGCATAAGCTGTTGACGATTTTGGAGAGCAGCTCGCCCAGTGGTATGGGGATGCCGTTTTCTTCGCCGAGTAGCCTTTCCAGTGTTAGGGGTTTGTGGGGCGGCTGTTCTTTGAGCGCTGTCCATATGGTTTCAGCTTGTATCGCTATGAAGTCGCTGCTGAGCACTTGTCCTGATATGGGGTGGTATCTTGTGTGTTTCTGGATTATGCGGCTTCGCTTGGCCCATGTGAGC